GTTTATCAAAGAAAAATTAGATTATGAACTGCGTTCACACAAAGTATCTTATATTTCTAAAGATGATTATGTTTTAGATAAAGATAATTTATTGCCACTAAAAACAGAAATTATGAATCAAGTGAGCGAATTCATGCACGGTTACTTGGATGTTCATGAAAAACATAAATTTGTTTTAACAACAAGTTGGTGTAACAAATATGAACAAAATCAATACATACAAGAACATTACCACAGCAACAGTTTAATTTCAGGTGTGCTGTTTTTAACAGATTGTAAGGATACATCCAACATTGTCTTTCATAAAGATAAAAACCATACAAACATTTTTACTGATACTGTAAGATTAGATCATAAAGAACAATTTGATTACATCAACAAAAGAAGTTATTTGTATCATCAAACTAGAATGGCTGTGTGTCCTAAGAAATGGGATTTGATGTTGTTTCCAAGTTTTTTAAATCACAGTGTAGAAATAAATGCAAGTCCAACAGATGTTAGGTATACATTATCATTCAATGTATGGGTCCAAGGAGAAGTTGGTGGAGGACATAGCAAACTTGTATTATGAAAAAACTAGGACAATTAAGAAATGTTTGATGTTGATATAGACTTTGCTGATAGAAATGTGTTGCTGGACAAATTGAAACACAGAATCGCCAAACTGGACACAGGCAAAAAACACAATACCGGAGTTTACTTCACAGAAATTCCACACGATCCAGATACAAACATGGCAACGATTGATTATGAAACAGCAGAAGAACGTAACTATTTTAAAATAGATTGTTTAAATGTGAGCATATACAAAGATGTTAAGGATGAGGATCATTTGAATCAATTGATGAACAAAGAACCCATGTGGGAATTACTAGAAGCCAAAGACTTCAGCGATCAGGTATTTCATTTGAATGGACACAGCGAGATATTACAAAAACTTAAACCTAAAAACATAGAACAACTGGCGGCTGTGTTAGCAATCATCAGACCAAGTAAAAGATATTTGTTAAACAAAGATTGGAACATCATATCGAAAGAAGTATGGACAAAACCTACAGAAGGATATTATTTTAAAAAATCTCACGCAACATCTTACGCAGTGGCAGTTGTGGTACACATGAATTTAATATGCGAACAATTACAAAACAATGACCAGTAAAATTAGAAGAAGTTTGGCAAAGACGTTGACTTGGAGAGTGTTGGCTACCACTGATACCTTTATCATTGCTTGGCTTATTACAGGAGAGTGGACTTGGGCCAGTGCAATCGCTGGCGTAGAAGTTTTGACTAAGATGTTTTTATATTATGCTCATGAAAGAGTTTGGAACAAAATAAAATGGGCCAAAGAATATAAAGAACCTCATACTACAATTTTTCCCTACACTAAAGAAGATAAACGCTGGTAATTATTTAGGTTTACGCACCAATTGAACAGATTTTCTTTTGCTACGTTTCATAGCAAGATTACCTAGGCTGGTTATTGGCCCAATTTTTACTTTGACATCCTTGGTATTCATCATCATCAGCACATTGCGAAACTGTTCTAATTCTTTGCGTAAGAATATGCCGATTGGGATCATTCGGTTAGATTCCCACCACCAAGTTTTACACAAATCCATAAAATTTTCTCTGGATTTGATGTGAATTTGTTCATAGATATACATGGATGTGATTGAGTTGTCCTGGTTGTTGATGACTCCAACATACTCTTGGCCACCATATTCAACGACCGTGATGAACGGAAAGTTCTTTTCTATGTCGTCTAACAGCATTTTATATTCAATAAATACATTTAAAATTAAAGATTATGCAACTTGTGCCAAAATATTTATTAAATAACAGTGTAACTCTTACCGCGAATCTGGCAGGAGAAATAACGGAGTATAGAGCAGTGTATCAAAGAAATATAAATGTAGCGAGAGGTATCGACAACACCATCCAGTTCAATGTGTTGAATGCTGATCAGAAACCAGTGTCAATACTGAATACTTACACACCTAAATTCAAGTTGTATGATGAAAATAACAGATTGATTGTTGAAAGAGATGGCACTGTGATAGAAACTTCTACTCCTAGTAAAGTGGGACATTTCACTGTCACAATCTCAGAAAGCGATTTATTAAACATCAAATCGCAATACCTACACTACACAGTGTTTTTACAAAAAGATTCAGACAACACAAAAACTATCCTACACAGTGGAACTAACTTTGAAAATAAAGGCACAATATATGTCAGCACAGAAGAATTTCCAGGACCGTTAGATTCTTATTCTGTGACAACATTTACTGAAGACAATCCATCATCTGGAGTGTTTATATCTGAAATTGTTTCTGCTGAACCAACCATAAACGGCAATTCTGCACTTCACACAGTGGCTTACTATTTGGATCAAGCGGTGGGAGACATCACAGTACAAGGCACATTGGACAATCAACCAAATGCCAATACATTTTGGTCTGACATTGATACACTTACAGCAATCAATTCTGACACAATAAAATACGTAAACTTCAATGGTGTATTCAACCACTTACGATTCAAACACACACTAACTTCTGGTAGTGTTACCAAAATATTAATTAGAAACTAATTGACTTTTTACAAAAACTAATTTATAATAAAAAGCATGAATATTGTGCTTGATACTTTACAAACTTATCTTCCTGCTAAAAGAAAACAAACACCCAGCGGTTGGATGGCGTTCAATGCTCCTTGTTGTGAACATAACGGAACAACTCCGGACACAAGACAAAGAGGTGGTTTGATTGCCAACGCAGACGAAGGTGTAAGTTTTCATTGTTTCAATTGCGGATTCAAAACCAGTTGGCGCACAGGCAGAAATCTATCTTATAAAATGAAAAAATTTATGAGATGGTTGAATATGCCAGATGATGTTATCACTAAATTGGCACTGCAGGCACTACAGAACAAATCGGATTCAACAGGTTTTAAATCCATAGTCACGTTACCAAAATTTCAAACTAAAGAACTACCTGCTAAATCGAAAGCCATACATGAGTGGGCCACATACAAAGAACTTGAACCTACAGGTGTAGACAAAGATTTATTTGCTGTGATGGAATACATTGCCAAAAGAAAACTCACATTGGATGACTATGATTTTTATTGGAGTCCAGAAGCAGGGTTTAGAGATAGACTGATAATCCCTTTCACATATCAATCAAGAATTGTAGGCTACACAGCAAGAAAAGTTGTGGACAGCAAAGTGAAATATCTTTCAGAACAACAACCGGGATATGTGTTCAACACAGATGCTCAAGATGATGATAGAAAATACATTGTGGCTGTGGAAGGTCCTATTGATGCTGTGGCTATTGACGGTATAGCACTGTTGGGCAGTGAGATTAAAGAACAACAATCAGCACTTGTGAACAGTTTAGGCAAACACGTGATTGTGGTGCCTGATAGAGATGAAGCAGGTGAAAAATTAGTGTGGGACAGTCTAGAAGCAGGCTGGAGCGTGAGTATGCCTGATTGGAATCAAGACATAAAAGATGTCAACGATGCTGTATGTAAATATGGTAGACTGCACACATTGTACACAATAATCAAGAATGCAGAGGATTCACAACTTAAAATAAAACTGAGGATGAAAAAATGGTTTACTTAAAAAAAGCGATATCATTTTTGTTTTCTCCTATCACTAAACTTGTAAATCATATCAAGTACAAAAAGAAGATAAGAGAATTACAAAAAAGAGATCCATTCATTTACAAATAGGAACAACATGATAGTATGGGGAATAACCGGTAACAATCACGATGCCAGTTTGGCAGTGATGGAATACCATGTAAAAGGTTTAACTGATAGATACGGGCTGTATCTACATTGGGCAGGCAAAAGTTCTGACTTCAGTGGCATACCTGGAGATCCAAATCTTTGTCCAGAAATGTTAGCTCATGTTAGATCCAATGCCAGATGGGCTCACCCAGCCAAAGTGATATGGTACGAAAAACCTTTCAAAAAAACTATGCGTCAATTGTTAGCAGGGCAAGGTTTAAAATTTAAAGAAAATGATGTGACAAAATTCTTACAACGTCAAGGCATTCACGTGCCTGTTGAATACATGGATCATCATCACAGTCATGCCGCTTATGGATACTACACATCTCCATACCGAGATGCCGCAGTTGTTGTGCTAGATTCTATAGGTGAATTTGAAACTTTTACTATTTGGCACGGTCACGGAGAAACATTAGAAAAGAAATATTCTCAACGTTATCCTCACAGCATTGGACTGTTTTATTCAGCAATGACACAGCGTTGTGGATTCAAAGCAAACGCAGAAGAATACAAATTGGAACAACTGTCACAAAAAGGCAAATGGAGAAAGCACTACAGATTGATGATGGAAGAAATTATCAAAACCAGGATGCCTTTCAAGACACGAGTTAATCTACACAGAGGTTGTAATTGGTGGAGACCAGAATTGAATACTGAAGAAGACATGGCAGATTTAGCGGCGACCACACAACACATATTTGAACAGGTGTTGATGTGTGCCAGTTCATGGATACAGATGAATATCAAAACCAATAACATTGTTTTGGTAGGAGGTTGTGCTTTGAATCGAACTGCTAGAACAAAATTACAATCTGTTTGGGATGACATATGGGTTCCTAAAAATCCTGGAGATCCTGGATCTTGTGTGGGTGCTGTGTGTGCCAAATACAACAAGCACATTGACAATTCAGACAAAATGTGGTATAATAACAACAATGGCTAAACAAAACAAGGACTATGGATATGAGATACAAAAACTGTATCTCGAAATGATGATGAGTGACGCAGAAACTTTTGTGCGTTGCCAATCCATATTCGATTACACTCTATTCGATAGAAAACTTCAAAACACAGCAGACTTTGTGAACAAATATGTGGCACAGTACAATGCTTTGCCAACATATGATATTGTGAATAAATCTTGTGATGTTGATTTAAAACCAACAGAAAATTTAACAGAAGAACACTTTACTTGGTTGTTGGATGACTTCGAAACATTTGTGCGACACAAGAGTTTAGAAAGAGCAATATTAAAATCTGCTGATATGTTGGAAAAAGGCGAATACGGTCCGGTTGAAGACTTGGTCAAAAAGGCAGTACAAATTGGATTACACAAAGACATAGGAACAGATTATTTTGATGACCCCAAAGCAAGACTGATGGGACTGAAAAACCAAAATGGTCAAGTCAGCACAGGATGGACCACACTGGATAAGAAACTGTTTGGTGGATTCAACAAAGGTGAATTGAATATATTTGCTGGTGGATCGGGTGCTGGTAAAAGTTTATTTCTTGCCAACTTAGGATGTAATTGGGTACTGAATGGATTGAATGTGGCGTATGTATCATTTGAATTGAGTGAAGCACTGGTATCGATGAGATTAGATTCCATGCTGACAGATATTCCTACAAGAGAAATTTTTAAAGATTTAGATGGTGTAGAAATGAAAGTGAAACTGTTAGGAAAGAAGTCCGGTAAGTTTCAAATCAAATATATGGCAAGTGGTAAGAATGCCAATGACTTGAGAAGTTACATCAAAGAATATGAAATCAAAACAGGCACAAAACTAGATGTGATACTGGTAGACTATCTGGATCTTATGATGCCAATCAGTAGAAAAGTTTCTCCAAGTGACTTGTTTGTGAAAGACAAATTTGTTTCAGAAGAATTAAGAAACTTATCAATGGAATTGAATGTGATCTTTGTTACAGCATCACAGTTGAACAGAGGTGCTGTAGAAGAAATAGAATTTGATCATTCGCACATATCTGGTGGTTTAAGTAAAATACAAACTGCTGACAATGTGTTTGGTATATTCACATCAAGAGCAATGAGAGAACGTGGCAGATATCAAATACAACTTATGAAAACAAGATCATCCAGCGGAGTTGGTCAAAAGATTGATTTGGAATTTGATGTGGACAGTTTGAGAATAAGAGACCTAGCAGAAGATTCTGAATATCAAGAGTTTGATAAACGTAAGAGTACAATAT